GTGAAGCGCAACATCGATGCCCTTGCCGCGTACGGCATCGCGGGCCTGGCCTTCCTTCTCTCCTACGAGAAGCTCGTCGATCTCGCCGCGAGGGCGGGGTACAGCGGCGTCATGGCGCACGCCTGGCCGCTCGTCGTGGACGGTCTCGCAGTGATGGCGGCTCGGGCCGTCATGCGGTTGTCCGCCGGGCGGAGGTTCGCGTGGGCGTTACTCGTCGGCGGCACGGCTGTCTCAATCCTCGCGGCGATCCTCGGCGCGATGGTGCCGCCTGGGCCTCTGCCTCCGTTCGCCACCGCGGCGGTGACGATCATCCCGCCGATCTGTCTGCCGCTCGCCGCACATCTCGCCCGCAAGGTGCGTGATGCGGCACCGCAGGACGCTGCCGTACCCGAGGAAGCCGCACCGGAGTCCGTGGTGTCGCCGCAGGGGGCTCCTACCGCAACCGCGGCACCACAGACGGCCGCCGTTCAGGAGTCCGACGAGGTGCCTCACCTGTTCGCGGTTACCGAGCCTGCGGCAGTGCGGCAGCCGAAGGTCGAAGTGGTTGCCGCGGTTGTCGATGCCGCACCGGATGCCGCAGCGAAGAAGAAGCGAAAGGTCGCCGCACCCAGGACGTCTGCCGCACGCCGCAGCGCCGATCCGACCCTCATTGCCGATGCCGTGCGGCTTCTTGCCGCAGGCACCTCCTACCGCGGCATCGGGCGAGAGCTCGGTGTCGACGACCGGACAGTGCGAAGGTGGCGGGATGACGGGCTGTTGGCCGCATCCTGATGCCGTGGCGGTCTCCGGTCAGCTTGTGGGGGCAGGGGACCGCCAGCCGTCGGCGGCGGCTTCGTTTACGGCTTCCTGGAACTCCTGCATTCGGCTCGCCGCTGTTCCGCAGGGCATCCACAGTCCGTCCGGAGTCAGCATCACCTTGTAGGCCAAGAGGTCGTCGATCTCGAGCCGGTCGTTGTAATTTAAGCTCAGAAGTCTCGCCGCCACGGCGTTCGCGAACTCGCCGTAGGGCTTGAGCGCTTCGTCGATCTGGTCTTGAGGACAACCCTCGAACAGGTAGGTCTCGATGACGAGTTCGCTCTTGGCGGGAATCCATGAAAGCTCCTGCCCATATCGAATCCGCCTGACCTCCGTGGAGACGAACGTCCACCGCAATCGAAGGTCGGACCATCCGCGCTGCCAGTCGATTCGGCTGCCCATTTGTATTCGGAGCGTGCCCAACGCTTCATGCAGCGCGCGGTGATCCTCAACGACAGCGTCGAAGAGTGGCCGAAGGTCGATCGTCTCCGAGTTACGGCGGTGCTCGCCTTCTTCCTTGTACTTCCGTAGCTCGGCGTATGCCGCGAGAGTGTTCAGTAGCGTCCGGGCTGTCCCCTCGACCGCGGAGCCCCACTCCAATCCGTTGTCGATGATCTGCTGATCGACGTTCTCCTGAGCCGACTCGCTGAAATCAGCCCATGCCCGCTCGGTTGTCCTTCTCGCAGATCGTCTTTCGAGCCGAGTGGCGTTGTACGCGGTGAACCAGCCGATCAGGATTACAGCCACGGGTATACCGAGGAGAGCGCCGACGAGCGACGTCATCACATTGACGAAGAACCCCTTGGCATCCCACCAAGCGGTGTCGCCGAACACCAGCGTTCCGGAAATCAGGCCGAGGGCACTCACCGTCAGTGCGACCGCAGCAATGCGCTTTGCCCACCGGGGAAATTCTCGCCAGAACTCTCTGAAATGCACGCGCGAACCGTACCCGAGGCATCGGGGAACCCGTCGATGACCTGCCGTTTTATTGGTGTCGAAGGTTGCAGATCCGTACCCTGGAACGTGGCGTCATCGCCGCCCTGCCGCAACTCTCGCCGCCGGGTCAGCTTCCTCTCAGGAGTGCATATGCTCTCTCGTTTCCTGTTCGCCCCCATCACGTTCTGTGTCCTGCTCGTCCTCGCGGTGACGGGGGAGTGGATGCTTCTCGCCGCGGGGGCCGCTCTCGGCCTCCTCGCGTCCGCGGCATGGTCGCTGTCCTCGCGCTGGTCCTTGTGGGATGCGAGGAGGCGGGCGGCTCGGATCCGGGTCCAGGCAGACCGCTGAGCTCGATCAACTATCGCACATCTGTTCGATAGTTGTTAGTCTCCTGAGCGCGGGTCGGGGGAGGGAAGCTCCCGACCCGCGTCCCAATTGACTGGGTCTTAAGACATGGCTCACGTTGGGTGTGCGATGCTCCCATGGGAGATTCGTACGTCAGGGGGTGAGTTGTGTGTCGTTTCCGATCGAGCTAACTGCTGCGCTGACTGGTGCCTCGGTAAACCAGTTGCGCCGTTGGAGCCAATACGGACTCATTACCCCTGAAATTCGAAGCAACAGACCAATGCTCTACTCCTTCCGGGACCTCGTTGCTCTGCGAAGTGTCTGCTTCCTCCGCTCGGAGGTCTCGCTGCAGAAGGTGAAGTTGGCGTTCAGCAATCTCCCCTTGCACGACCTCACCGAGCATCCGTCGAACTACCTCTTCGCCACCGATGGGAAGACAGTGGTCGTGTGGAATGAGGACCGGTTCATGGACTTGGTCGATAACCCAGGGCAGTTCGACCTCGTCACCATCCAGGATGTCTACCGCAGCTTCGTCAACAGCTCCAAGCGGGTTGTCGTGGACTTCGAGCATCCTCGCCCAAACATCAGCGTCATGCCGGACCTGCTGGGTGGCTGGCCTGCGATCCGAGGTACACGCGTGCCCTTCGACACGATCGCTGACCTTGTTGCGGACGATGACGTCTCGCCCGAAGAGGTCGCCGACTTCTACCCCACGGTGAATCCCGCGGCGGTTGCTGATGCTGTGTCGTTCCAGATGGAAGTCGAGGGTCTGGCGGGTTGAAGATCTTTCTCGACGAGTGTGTCAACAAGAGGATGGTCAGGTCACTCGAGTTGATCTGTCCCAAACACACGTTCCTGGTCGGCGGACGGGATACGCCGCCGGCCGAAAAGGACATTCCGTTGTTCGGCAAGGTCGCCGACCTCGGCGGTGAGCTCTTTGTCACCAATGATCTCCGCCAGCTCCTCGATCCAACCCGGAAAGATGAACGGGCAGAGTGTAAGAGCCAGGGGCTCAGTTGGCTCGGTGTGCCCCGCGTGGCGGCGAAGGGGCATCTCGCGCTCTATGCGGAGATGTCCAACGTGGTGGCCGGTCTCGAGCTGATCGTCCGAGAGATTGACGCGAGTTCCATACCTCGGTTTTACGTCCTCAAGAAGGGGCAGTCGAAGCTCAACTTCATCGTCGATCAAGACGGACACCTCTGACGGCTAGCCGTCGGCGAATTCACCGGGAGACCTCTACGTGGGGGTCTGATTGAGCGAAAGGTCTAGCGAGCGTGAAGGACTTGTTTCGGGAGTGGTATGAGCCTGACGACGACGAACTTGCTTCCTTCATCACAGAGGGTCGGATCGCGCTCGACACGACTGTCCTGTTCTCGCTGTACCGAGTGAACGCCCCGCAACGTAAGCAGGTGCTAGACGTCTTCGCCGAGGTGGCGGAGCGACTCTGGATTCCGTACCAGGTTGGTCTCGAGTACCAGCGAGGTCGTTTGGATCGAATCCGCGAGCAGAGCGACGCATACGGCGAGGTTTCAGCGGCGGTGGATGGAGTCCGCAAGGCGGCCACGAAGGTTCTCCGCGACAAAGAGATTCGTGCGCAGGTTGTTGAACGGATAAGTGCGTTCGAGGAGGAAATCGGCGGACTCCTGGACGAGCTGCAGGAGACCCACTCGGTGGACAAGAAGACGGCCCGTCACGACGATCCTGTCCGTAATTCCCTCGACGACATCTTCACTGCTGACCGTGTCGGATCAATGCCAGTTGACTTAGAGGACCGTAAGAAGCGGGCTCTCGAGCGAATCGAACTGAAAACGCCTCCGGGATACAAGGATGCGAAGAAGGGCGACCCGACCGGCGATGTTCTCATCTGGTTCGAACTGCTGGACATGGGGGCGAAGGCAACTCAGCCCGTCTTGTTCATCACCGACGATGTGAAGGAGGACTGGTATCGGAAGGTGAATGGCGAAATCGTCGGTCCGCTTACTGAACTGCGGCTCGAGTGGGCCACGAGAGCGCAGGTGCCGTATCACCAGACTACCTTGGGATCGTTCCTGTTTCATGCGAAGGAACTCCTGAAAAGCGACATCGATGACGACACGATTTCTGGTGTCAACGATGCGCAGCTCAAGCAGACCGGACCGCTACTTGCTGGGCTCCAAGAACGGGGTGGGTGGGAGGCGATCGAGCGACTTATGTCGTTCGTGTCATCGGCGGCCGATTCCTCAAAACTCCTAGCTGATCTCCCGCTGACACCGGTGCACGAGGGCGAGGTGACCACCGTCGAGGTTGCGTCGCATGCGCTGAATTTCCTAGCAGATCGGTTGGTCTCCGACGATGCTGGTGTCGATGACATGGATGCCCGAAATGCGGCGCTTGACATAGCGATGGCGGCGATTGCGGGTGACCGGGAGGAGCTTGTTCGCGCGAAGCTCAAGCTTCGCATCTTGTCCAGGCAGGGGATGGTTGACCCGAAGGTCGTAGCGATGTTCGAGTTTCTGTTGCATGGAGGGGGGTCGCAGGCGGAGTCGAGTACCAATGACACAGCCCTTCCATCCTCGGGAACTAGGGTGACTGGGGAGCCTGACCACGATGAGTAGAGCGATTGTGCCGGGTCGATGTCATTCTTGATGCGGGTCGAGGTCTTCGTCGGCAAAGTGATTGTTCATCTCGAGCTGCCAGAGTGCGATGTGCCAGGCTGCGGTTTCATCCATGCCTAGTTTGACGCCGCCATGTGCCAGTTGGTTCCAGCGACGACGAAATGCCCCGCTGATCTAGACGATCGGCGGGGCATTCGTTGTACTGCCTGACCTGCGAAACTATAAGAGAACTATAGCAATTCAGCATCAACGCTTCAGAAGTTCAACAGTTGCAGACCCTTTCGGTGCTCGCTACGTTGGCGAACGTCACCTACTAGAAGGAGTTTTGTGATGTCGCGAACGAAGGCTGAGGTGCTGCGGGAACTCGAGGCCAGGTTGGAGGCGACGCACCCGGAGCGGGCGTTGGCTCGGATCCTTGCACCGGATGAGGGGATGCGGGGGAAGGACAGCTTGTCTTTGCAGAAGCAGTACCGCCGCTATCTTGAGCTGTACCACCGGGTAAAGGACGTCGCTGAGGACGACCCGATCGTTGCCGAGGTGGATGCTGAACTCGACCGCATGTAGACCCTGCCCGCCGGATGCCGTCCTTCGCGTGACGGGATCCGTCACGCGGACGGGGTGATCTCCCAGCCCGCCGAGTACCGGACGGCGTCGTTTTCGTCGCGTACCTGGCACGAGAGCCAGGTGCCGTCGAGCGTGATGGTGATGGTGTGTCCCGGAAGATTCGGGAGCGTAATGGTTTCCACGGTGTTCTCCTACGAGACGACGGTCCACGAGATGTAGGTGTTTGCGCCTGCGGTGACGGTGCGATAGCCGGAAGTGACACCGCTGTGTCCGGCGGCCCAGAGGGAGAGCGTGTCGTTCGCGTTGAGGGTCACTGTGCCGGTGAGCGTCGCACCGGAGTTTCCGTTCGCGACGATCTCGCTGTCGTTCTTGACGATCCAATACTGAACAAGCGAGCCTGCACCGCCGGTTGAGAAGGTCACCTTGGCGGAGTATGAAACCGTCATAGGGGCACTCGACACGAGCGAGTCGTTGGCGATGACTGTCTGCGGGAATCCGGAGCGCGGAGTCCAGGAGGTGACCTTGGTGGAGTTCGCGAACGTGACGGAGGAAACCGCGGCCAAGGCTTGGGTGCCGACCTTGTCCATGCCCGCGGGGAGCTTTGCGAGTGCGGCGGTACCGGTGATCGACGCCGTACCCGCAATCGTGCCGCTTACAGCGGCGACGGCGCTCGCTGCACCCGAGATGGTGCCGTTGCCCGTGAGAGTGCCAGTGAGCCGAGGTCGGGCGTAGCCGCTGACCGACGCCGATCCGGTGATCGAGCCCGCAAGGCGAGGTCGCACGTAACCGGTGATCGAGGCGGTTCCGGTGAGGGTGCCGTTCAGCTTCACCGTGGTCTTGGCGGAGGTGGTCGCCGAACCGGAGACTGTGCCCGCGACGTTGGCCTTGGCGGTCGAGCTGCCGGTGATCATGCCCGTGCCGGCCAGGGTGCCTACCGCCGACGTGCGGACGCTCTCGACCACGCCCTCGATGGTCGCCGTTCCCTCGAGCGTGCCCTCCGCCAAGCCGGGCACCTGCGGCACGAGTTGGGCCGGGAGAACGAGTCGACGAGCCGCGAGGCCGTCGAGAGTCAGGACCCGTTCGCTGGGTTTGGCCAGGGTGAGCGTTCGAGCCTCGGGGGCTGACAGCCGGAGCTCCCGCGGGGTGGGAGCCGGGAGGATCATTCGTTGCATCTGACCTCCTACGCGCCAAGAGACCCGCTGTAGATCCAAGAGGAACCGTTGTATTGGAAGAGATCCCGGCTGCTTCCGTAGAGGAAGACGTCACCCGCGATCGGGTCGGCGATGTCGGCGTAGTCCCAGTGCTCGGAGTTGGAGAGGTACCACCGACTACCGCGCTGGGTGCTCGAAGTTTCGCGGATTCGGTCGTCGACCGCGGCAGCGAAGTCCGCGATGTCTGCCGCCAAGTGGGTGTGGGCCGCGTCTGCCCGACTCTCGATACCTTCTTCAATGTGGTTGAGGCGGTCCGCCGAGATCGGTGTGCGACCCTCCGGACCGTTGGTCCAGGTCTGCTTGTCGTACGGCACGCGTCACGCTCCGGGAAAGAGGTCGTCTGAGGGGAAGAGATTCCCGGAGGGGAATAGGGCATCCGGCCTCGGTACCCACACATCCGGAAGGAGACCCGCGGGAAGCGTGAGGACCCGCGTACCGCGCCACGCGAGCGTGAGTGTCCGAGGTGTGGGAGCAGGAACGGTGAGCCGCATGGTCAGGCGATCGACAGAGTCGGGGAGACGATGATCTGGCTGACCGCGGTGACGGTCGTCGAGTTCAGGGCGATCTTGGCAATGAAGTTGCCGCCCGATGCCGCGGACCAGATGCCGGCCCAGGCGTAGGTGCCCGCCGGAACGGTGATCGTGACGGCGGACCCGGTCACGGTGCCGTCTACCGTGCCGCCGGTCCAGGTCGTCTGGACGCGGGCGTACCCGCCGCCGGTCGCCTCGGATGCTCCGGTCGTACCGGGGTCCGCGGTGTGGAGCGAGATGTACGAGCCGAGGGTGCCGAGATAGATCGCGAGCTGCTCGCGGGTACTTGCTACATCGAGAGCCATTGCTGAGCACTCACTTTCGGGTCAGCTTGCCGAGCGCCAGGCAGCGCTCGATCGTGGGGTTGTCTGCGTCCGAGGGGTTGGGCTCGGAGATCATGAGGCGGTAACCGCCGGGAGCCGGGATCGCGTCGGCCACGGTCTTGTTGACCGACCACTTCGCAGTCGTCGCTCCGACGTCGGCGGGCCAGGTGCCGGTCTGGACGGCGTCCGCATCCGTGCTGTCGTAGAAGACGAGCGCGATGGTGGTGCCCGCCGGGAAGGTGTTCACCGGTCCGTCGAACGCGAGCTCCCACACGAAGTCCTCGTACGCGATGAGGGTCAATGGCATCGTGGGGACCTTCGGGTCCCAGGTGTTTTGCGCCATCAGGATTCCTCGACGATGTTCTCGATCTCGGGCACGACGACCTCGTATCCGGCGAGCCACAAGGCACCCGAATGCGTGACCTCCGAGCCGACGTACGAGCCGGGGAGCCGGTTCATGGTGATCGCCGATCCGTCTGGACGGGCAGCCACGACCACCGCTTCGGGCGTTCCGTACGCCTGCGTCCAGACGACGACGTACGCCTTGTCGACAAGGGACGGCTCGAGTTGGTAGAGATTCGCGGGTCCGGCGAAGCCGCCGATGTTCTCCGCAATGAGGGTTGCTGTACCCATGGGGTCTCCTAAAGCTTGAGGATGACGTTCGACGTCATTGCGGCACTGTCTGTTTCACTCAGTGGCCGGACCTTCGATGTATTCGATGACGGTGACCGAACCGGCGGCCCCCGGTGCCCCGGCTCCGCCTCCGCGGTTTCCACCGCCACCTCCGCCTGCGGGAAAGCCGCCGGGTGTCGCAGCCGCGCTGCTGGATCCGCCGCGTCCGCCGCTGCCGGTGTTGAGCGTCTTCCAGTACGGCGGCATCGTGGTGTTCGGGGCGACGAGGCCGGACCAGCCACCTTCGCCGGGGCCGCGGAGCGTCGAGCTTCCGGTGTATCCGGCTCCGGATCCGCCTCCACCGCCACCGGCTTGGATGCGGATGTCGCCTCCGGAGGTCGACTGTCCGTCGGCACCGCCAGCGCCGCCGTTTCCACCGCGGATGAAGGAGATGCCGCCCGGTCCGCCGAGGTCGAAGTCCCAGCCTGGTTCTCCGCCGCCGTAGCCGCCGGGTGCGCTTGCGATGTCGCCGAAGGATGACGCGCTGCCGTCTCCTCCGGCGTACCACTGACCGGAGATCAAGGTGCTCGGGATCTCGGCAGCGCCGAAGCCTCCGGTACCGACGATCACGGGGATCTCCGCGGGCAGGTCTCGGGTGTTGAAGCGGGGAGTGATGACGACCGCGCCTCCTCCGCCGCCAGGACCGGGCCAACGCTGGTTCGTGGTCGTGTGGACCATGCCGCAGGCACCTCCGCCGCCACCGCCGCGGATGACGAGTTCGATTGCGCGGCAGTGCTCAGGTTTGTGCCATACGCCGTTGCTGGTGAAGACGACGATGTTGCAGAGGATCGCCATCAGGTGAACCGTTCGATGACGAATACGATGCCCGCGGCACCGTTTCCGCCTCGAGAGGCACTGGTGAGATTGGCCCAGCCACCGCCACCGCCTCCGGAGGGATACCCGCCGGGGCCGCTCGAATCGCCGTTGCTGCTGCCGCCGCCTCCGCCCGCGCCCGTCGCGACGATTCCGGCCGGTTGCGTACCTGTGGATCCAGGGGCTCCGCCGGGGGAGATGCCTCCCATGCCGCCGCCTCCGGGCTGCCATGTCGGCCCGGCATTGATGCCCCCGCCGCCACCGCCTCCTCCACCACCGTGGAGGTCGTAGGGGGACGTCGAGTCTCCGCCGGTTCCGGCGTGCCCGCCGTACGCGCCACGACCGCCGTGACCGCCGCGGATCATGCCGGTACCGCCGACGGATTCGTATCCGACGGCGGACGAACCGGTGCGACCGCCTTGACCGCCGCCCGCACGCAACTCGCCGAACCACGTATCTCCGCCGCCGTAGCCGGGATTCGCGGCAGAGCCTCCGGACCCACCCGCTCCGACGGTGATCGGTACACCACCAGTCGGCGGGAGTAGTCCCGCGTGGATGGCGGCGTGGACTTCGCCGCCGCCTCCGCCTCCGCCTCCGCCGTACACCTGGTCGGCGAGGAGGTTCCAGACGCCTCCGCCGCCGCCCGCGCCTCCGCCGATGATGATGATGTCGACGGAGATCACCCCCTCGGAGGGGTAATAGGTGCCGTTCGAGGTGAAGACAATCGAGTTGCCCTGCAGGATCAATCGCTCGTAGGCAGCCACAAGCGTTTCGATCGACTGTGAATGGTCATTGATGATCGGAAGCTGCTTGACGTAGCTGTTGTTCACAGTGCCGAAGATCGCGGAGATGATGTTCGCGAAGCCGCCGAGGAGTCCGCCCATGAGGTTGTTCTGGGCCGTGCCGAAGCCGCCGAGGGCCTGTGAGCGCATCTGTGCGCGGATACCGGCTTCGGTGACGTCCTGACCGAACTTGGATCCGACGACGTACGCGCCGTCCGGGCGAGGAGCTCCGGGAGCGGTCATTGGTTACACCTCGTCCTTGAGATCGTCCGGGATGGAAGGTGGAGCGCCGACTCGTCCGTTGGTGTCCCATCGCAGCCAGTCGCGGATGTTGCGGACGGCGATGCGGAAGAGGCGGCGAGATTCCGCCTCGGACTCCTCGAGCTTCTTGACCCGCGCCTTGACCTCGGTGAGTTCCTTACGCGTACGGGCGGACCACGCGACGGCGAGAGGTCCCATCACGGTGGCGACTGCCACGGCGATGGCCTGGATCGTTTCGGGGTTCACTCGGACTCCTGCGGCTTCGCGGATGCGGAGTGCTTTCCGGTCGGCACGTTGAAGCTCGCGAGTCCGGATCCGCCGACGCCGAGTACCGCAGCGACGAACAGGAGCCAGGTCTGTACGTCATCAGATGTGAGGAGGCCGTACCCGACGAGGAGCGGGGCTCCGTACTTGATGACGTTGTAGATCCATTGCCGCCGCTCGGGCGTCAACTGGGGAAGCTTCATTGGAGTCCTTCGAGCTTGATTGCGCCGGAGGGATGCCAGAGGAGCGAGCCGCGCTCGAAGTCCTGCCGCCGTCCGCCGTCGGGTGTCTCGTATTCGTCGCTCGTCGGCCATCCGAGCTTGGTGGGGTTGCCGTCGGCATCGCGTACACCGCCCTCTTCGATCCAGCGACGTCCGATGACGCCGTGGCAGACGAAGCCGGGGGTGCCGTACCGGCGGGCGATAGTGCCGCCCTGGAAGCTCTGCAGGTCACCCTCGTCGCGATAGACGACGTGGTAGCGCTGTGGGTATCCGAGGAAGCCTTGCTCCCACCGGTTTCGTGCCCACACCTCGTAGACGAGCGTCGGCACGGGGAGCGATCCGGTGTCGGGGTGCCAGTAGATCGAGCCGTGCTCGAAGTCGGCGTATCGGCCGACGCCGTCCGCGCAAGGGCGTTCGCCATCGAAGAGGCGGTTTCCGAGCCAGTCCGAGAAGCTTCGGGTGTGGTCGATCTCGTTTCGGACCGGGGGAGTCTTCGGACCGTCGAGGATCTCCTGGATGTCGGCCCGGAACTTGTCCATGTTCAATCCGCCGGGATCCCACTTGCCTTGTGCCGGCCCAGCCCATTCCTTGTGTGCGATGACGCGGGAGGCGTTCACGCCGAGCTTCGCGGTGATCGCTGCGCAGATCTTCGCGTAGGCCCAGTACTGCGCCGAGGACCAGCCTTCGGTGCCGGAGTTCTCCGCCTCGATGCCGATCGTGATGGGGTTCGCGTTGTTCGTCGGGAGTCCTGGCCAGGATCCGTTTCCGGCGTGCCATGCGATGCCGACGCCGCAGATGGTCGCGTGACCGTTGCGGGCGAGGTGGATCTGGGATGCGAGTCCGAGGCTCGGATGGTTGGCGATTGCGCCGGGTCCTGGGTTCGATCCGACCGGAGCTCCGGTGTGGTGCGCGATGACGCCCCAGATGTTCCCCATGTCGCCGTGACCGCGGTTGTACGCGCCGGGGAAGACGCTGACGCTGACGCCTGCCGCTGTCAGTACGTCGGCGAGCCAGATGGGATCTGCCATTAGACGTCCCTCCACTTCCGGAGGATCTGGTCGCGGGCCTTGCCGGTCATCTCGAGCGCGATGACTCGTCGCCGTTCCGCGTCGGAGACGGCCATGAGGTAGCCGTTGACCGTGCTGGGGGAGTGCTCGGCGGGGTTGAAGTCCAAGACGACGTCGGCCTTGTCGATCACGGGTTCGGGAGGGGTCAGAAGGCCGGTCTCGTAGAGCTGGGCGGCGATAATGCTCTGCTCGGCGGGGGTGTACGCCGACACGTCCGGGATCACGACCGGGTCGAGATCGGGCTCGTTCAGGTCCGCCCATCGGGACGTCGCGTTGAGCGGATGCTGGGGGCCGCGGTGAGGTGGGACGAACTTCTTGACCTGCAGATCAGGGTGATGACGAAAGCCGAGATCCCAAAAGTGCTGGGACCATTCGGGCGAGATCTGTGGGGGAGGCGAGAAAGTCTGGTTGGGTGCGAACGGCAGGCTCACGAACGCCCACGTGAAGGCGTCCCGAGGGTCGTCTGGATCGCAGGACTCGCGGGTGGGGATAGACACGATAGCCTCCTGGGCTAGGTGACTCCGAGCGCCTGCAGGAGGCCTCGGATGTCCTGAAACTTCTCGAAGAGTTCGACGACGGGATCGGTGTGTTGCCTCGCGCCGATTTGGATTTCCCAGGTGGGCGGCGAGGACCGAGACCAAGAGAGGGTGAGTTCGGAGACCCGCTCGACGATGATCCGACCCGCGAACGCTTCGAGCGCGACCCGTCCAGCATCTCGACGACGTTCGCCGAGTCCAGGATCTTCGCCGGAGCGCCGCTGAGGGCCTTACCGTCGAGCGGGTTGATGGCGTGGTAGATGCCGAGATCCAGCGCGCGGGCGAGTGCCTTCGAAACCTCTTCGGAGAGCTTGGTCAGGACGCCGAGCTGGTAGTCCTCGTCCGCCCACTGCACTTCCTCGTTGAAGCGGAGGGTGACCTGAGCCTTGCGGGGCGTGACGGTCTTGGAGCCGAATCCGGCGTCGCTTCCAGCCTTGGCGGCACCTTCAGCCACGAACTGAGCCTTGGGGGAGGAAGTGAACGTCATGAGCTGGGTTTCGCCGAAGAGCATCGGCTCCGAGCCGGACAGCGCGGCGACGGTCGAACCTGTCGAAGCCTTCGACCAGATTCCGGAGGCGAGGTGCTTGGGGAGGCTGAAAGCCGAGGTAGCCAAAGAGGCCATGGGGGTAACCTTTCGGAGACTTATCCGCCGAAGAACTCGCGCACGAAGGCGAGGTCTTCATTCGGTGTGGCGGTGGGATTAGTGCCCTCTCGGGGCACGTGGTTGCCGTTCTTCTTGCGGTCGGTTTCGCGGGCGGAGAGTCGCTCGGCCTGACGGGTGAGCGTTTCCTCGTCCGTACCGGTGAGGAAGAGATCGGCGTCCTCGTCGCTGACGCCATGCTTAGTCGCGATTCGGAGCTTGAGTGCCTCGGTACGTGCCGCATCTCGGTCACGCTCTGCGGTCGCGAGTGCGTCCGAAAGTCGCTGAGATTCGGTCTTGTTGGCGTCCTCGATCTCGGCGAGTCGCTTGGCGGCGTCAGCGTTGGTCTTGGCCTGCGTGCGGTACTTCGCCGCCTCGTTGTTCGCCTTCGTCAGCTTCTCGCGAGCCCATTCGGGCAGAGAGTTTGTGTCGTGCTGGTTGTCGCCCTCCTGGGGCTCGACAGGCTCGACGGGCTGGACGGTGTCGGACATTCGATCTCTCCTCGGGGAGTGGTGGGCTCCTGGCCCGGATGAATCGCCCACAAGAGGGGCGGAATCCCGACCGCCTGGGTCAGGGAGTTAGAGAGACGCAACCTGTTTCAGGCATGCGTCAGCGCCAGGCCGGGAGAGTCCCGGTCTGGTGGTCTGTGTGGAGTTACATGTTGGTGGCGATCCAGGCCTTGACCCGGGCCTTGTCGGCGTCGGTGGAGGTCCGCAAGCTCGGGACGTACGGCTTCACCGGAACTTCGAGGCCTTTCCAGGCCACCGTCGCGACGCAATTGCAGTCGTCGTGACTGGCGAAGTCCGCGGTCTTCTTCGTATAGACGTACCCGCGTCCGGCGAGCATCTGACAGAAGGCACATCCGCTCGCACTAGCGACGCGCTGCCAACCTGTGGCACCGCGGTCCTGGACCGACGAGTACGAGATGGTGTCCCGAGCAACGTCGGAGATCCTGCGCTGCAGACCGCCGTGCAGACGTTGACGTACCGCGGACCAGTCGACCTCGTCGGACGGCACGTCTTTCCACGGTGCGGTCGCCCATCCGGCGAGAGCGTGCTCTCCTCGGTCTGCCGTCTCGGCAGCGATGGCGCGGAAGCTACCGCGGATCTCGTTTTCCTCGCGAAGGTCGTCGTACCAATCGGCTGCCAGAGCTGCAGCGGCTTCGCCGTAGACGTCGACGAGTGCGGGAAGGAGGTCGTGGAGAGCTTGCTCCGCCTCGACCGCGGTCTTCACCGAGGCCCAGAGGGCATCGAGATCGTCGTTCGCGATTGCCGCGAGTTCGGCGATGCCGGTACGAAGGTCACTCGTCGACGGCATTCGGATCCACCGCCTGGGTGTCCGGAGTTGCGGTCTGGTTGCGAGCCTCGGCAGCCTGCTTAAGGGTGTCGAGCACACCGCGGCCGGCAAGTCGACGCCTCTCTGCAAGGGCACGCTCGATCTGCTGCTCGTTCAGGCCGAGCATCTCGAGACCAACCTCGGTCTCAGCGAGCCACGGGACTGCCGAGATTTGCTTCGTTCCGGCGTCCGCCTGGGCAGCGCGGGACTCGAAGAGCGGCGAACGCCACTTGGTGTCGATCGTGCGCCACTCGGTCGGGATCTCGGAGAGCCCGTTCGAGATCGCGAGTCCGCGGATCATCGATCGCCGGAGCGGCTGAGACCAGTCGTCGGTCGCACCCTCGGCCTCGGACACGAGTTCGTGCTGAGCAGCGTTGTACGACTCGGCGCTCGTGGGGTTGGCGAAGTCGGTGATCGCCACCGAGGTGTCCGGGAGGTTGGACTCGCGGGCGAACATCTTGGCGATGGCGTTGAGCTGGGCCAGGTGCGGCTCCGGCGAGGATGCCGGGAAGTGCTGGACGGAGGCGCGCTCGAGTCCAGGGATCGCCTCTTCGTCGTCGGGAATGGCCTTGAAGCGTCCGAGCATGATCTCCCAGTTCGCCCTCTGGGAACCGTCCTCGTTGACGAACATCGACTCGTCGGCACCGAGGAGATACATCTCCGGGAAGCTGTAGACGTCCGCATGGCCTTCCATCCGGATGACGGCACGAAGCGCCGCGTCCTGCAGGCTCATCACGGGTCGAGAGATTCGGGACATGCCGAACGGACGACCGAGGCGAGGCTTGTAGACCATCGCCTCGACCGGGACACCGAAGTCGTGCTCGGAACGATCGACGTGCCACTTCTGGCCGTCGTGCTCGGCAACGATCGTCTCGCCGTTCAGGTAGATCGCCAGCGAGTTCGGCTTGCCCTCGGCATCGCGTCCCGCGATCGACAGGAGGTTGTCCATTCGCCGCGTGCGTGCGTTCCAGTCGCCGGTCGCACTCATCGCATCCTTGAAGTGGATGAGCGACTCCGGCTCGCCCTCACCGCCGCGGGTGTTGACCGCGAACACAACGCCGTGGATCAGGCCAGACACGATCGCCGAGTTAGTCTCGCTGTCGAAGAGGTTGTCCTCCCAGACTTCGCGTACGCCGAGACTTTCGAGATCGCCGTCTGCCCAAACGAATCCGTCCAGATTGCAGCGCCGGGCGAGGACGTCGACTGCCTTCGAGGTCCAACCGAGGACGAGTCCCATCCGGTAGTAGATCGGGGGGATCACGGTGCCGATCTGGCGGATCGCCCGCTTGCCGTCGTAGTACGAGGCCCGCACAAGGTTTCGTCCCGACTTCTGGTTGAGTTGGTCGAGAAGTCTGTTGACCAGTGCGTTCTCGTCGTCGGTGACATCCGGGAGGTAAATCCGATCGGTCACATCACCACCGCCCTTCGTCGGCTTGAGGTGCGGGCTCGCCCGCTCGAGGTGCGGCCTGTGCCGCTGGAAGATGTACGGCCTTCGCCGCGGGGCTTACGTACGGTCGATGCGCCGAAGAGCGCCAATGTGGCCGCGACGAGCGGGGCGATAAACACGCTCTCGTCCTTGCGGTTCCAACCCCATCCGCCCGCCGTTCCGAGGGGGCGCTTACGGGCACCCTCGAGGGCCTCGTCGATAACGTCTTGTCCGCCGTGAGTGAGGGTGTCGGACTCGATCGCATCGAGGAACGTGCCGCAGGCCTTCGCCATGTCGGTCGCGTTGGTCTGGTTGACCATGACCCGCTTGTTGCGGAGCTCCTGGATCAAGTTGTTGGCCGGAGAGATGCTGTCGATGACGACCGGCATCCTGCGCTTGGGCCTGACGGCCTGCACGACCCACGCCATCGCCGCGTTGGGATCGACACCGGCCCAAACCTCTTCGATGTGGAACGAGTCGCCCTCGCGCCAACACGCGGCGATCGAGATTTGCCGGTCGTGGGACATGTCGACCGCGAGCGCATCGGGGAGAACGTCGAAGTCCGGACCGACATCGGCGAGCTCCTGCCACGCCGAGGCCTTGACGACCGCCTGGTGACGAGTGATCTCATCCCAGATGCCAAGTCCCTCACGGAGGAACGAGTCCGGCGGCAGGTTCTTCTTCATCCGCAACATCGCCCGCTCGTTGGTGCGGTGCGGGTAGCTGGGGTTTGCTCTGCGCCACTGCGCTCGGTCCTCAGGGTCGCACCCTCGGTCCGCTGAGAGCTCGATGTAGAGGGTCTCCTGGGACTCGCCGGAGAGAGCCTCCTGCCGAAGCATCGTGAACACTTCGGACGGGTCGTTGGGCTTCGGAGGCGTGCCGACGAGGAAGATCAAAGGATTCGGCGCTGCGTTCGTCGCGGGGATGATGTCGTCCATCGCGTTCTCGCCGAGGATCTGGGCCTCGTCGAAGACCACGACGTCGACTCCGGCGAAGCCTCGTCCGAAACCACGCTCTCGTGCGCCGAAGACGATCCGAGAGCCGTTGCAGAAGCGGATCTCCTGGTCGCCGTTCGCATTGACGATCCGCTCGATGTGCGCCTTGACCTTCGGCTGACCAGCTAGGCCCTTCATCGTGGAGAAGGCTTCCTTGGCGGTCTTGAAGCGGTGTGCGGTCCACATCACCGTGGTGTTCTTGTGGTTGATACAGAGTGCGAAGGCGATCGAGCCGATCAAGTAGGTCTTGCCGACCTGACGGGGGATCGAGAGCACCGAGGTGTCCGCGGCGTAGTAGCCGTCGGCATTCTTGGCGAGGATGAGACGACCCGCTCCGTCCTGCCACTCGTCGAAGCCGAGACCGAGCTGACTGCAGGTGCTTCGGACCGCGGGCCATCCTGTCGAGACGATGCCCTCGGGGGCGACGATGTGCCGGGCGATCTCAGACAGACGAGCCATCGAAGTCCTCGTCTGGCGTGTCGGCCGCCTGGCCGATCTCGTCGTCGCCGAGCTTCTTGTCGATGAGGTCAATGTCGTTCATGACTTCGATCAGCCGCTTCGACAGAGCCGCCAGATCTCGAGGGGGAGTCTCAGGGTTGCCGACCGCCGCGGCGAGAACCGTTCGCATCGCCACGAGGACGTCTCGACGACTGCCATCGGCAGCGGCCTCGATGATGCCCTTGTTGCCGGCCGGTGCCGAGGGGGAGTTGCGGGGTGGTCGAGGCACGACTCCTCCTCTCGGAAAAGAACTCACAGGGGCTTGTGGAAAAAATTCCGGGGAGAGACGTCCGCCTACGCCGGAGGGGGCGGCTGGGGGCCGCTGACGGGGACCTCCCCCTGGGTCCGCCAAGCACCCACGTCAGAGGCGTTTACTCGCCGCTCCACCAGTCGCGCTCGGTGACCCACTGACGCCTCGGATCGAGCTCCGGAGGCAGGCTCGCGGCCTTCGTGGAGTTACAGGAGCGGTGAGCCGCGGCCTTGTTCTCGAGGACGTCCTGACCGCCCTTGGCGAGAGGGATCACGTGGTCGACGACGAACTCGCCGGGATTCATGTACGGGAGCGAGTAGTCGATCGGCTCATGGCAGATATGGCAGTCGGCCCGAGTCCTCGCGATCGCCTTACGGTGTTTGTCTCGAGTTGTTGTATTACGTGGGGCCACTCAGTCGTCCGCCTCACCGTCGTCGTCGATGCGCGTCACGCAAGACCACGCGTCGAAGACTGCGACGTCGTTGACACCGTCGGCGGAGTGGATGTGCAGACGTCCGAGTTCATCGTCGATGGTCCAGCTCTGCGAAGTGTGGAAGTCGAACGAGCACAATTCGTTTGCGACGGCGACAAATACGCGAAGGCCCATGCGCTACTCCTTGGAGTTACTGGTCGCTGGCGATGTAGCGCAGGGCGAGCTCGGCCGTGATGTCTGGGTCAAACACTCCGACAAACCAATTGGGATGCCTCGGCGGCGAGAAGGCCGCGACGATCCGATCGTCGTGGTCGTAGAAGTAGATGATGCCGGTTCTCTCACCCTGACTCGTCGTCTCGGCGTCCGAGATGATCGTCAGCGTTTCCGGTGTGTGGATACAGAGCGCCACTGTGTTCTCCTTGATGATCTACAGCCGACCCAGATAGTCGAGCTGGTCGTTGAGTCGGTCGTTGACCCGATCCATCTGTCGCCGAAGGCGTTCGAGGTAGGCCATCTGTCGTTCGTCACCGTGGTCGGTGAACAAGTCGGTGTGCTCGTACACTGCTCGAGCGACTCGCAGTGAGCTCAGCGTCGAGACGATCTCGGATTCGAGTTCTTGTCTTGTCATGCGTCGCCTCCGGTCGGGAGGAAGTAGGAACCCCCGCCAAGCGCGCTGCAGAAGGAGGGGCTGCAGGGTGACGGGGGCTTGCCTTCGGGCGCGCTGGGCAGCGGCAGGCCCGAAGGGAGTGGGACGCTTCATGAACCGCGGTGCGGTCGCCCAGAGAGTCGGGCAGCGTACGTCCCAGGTCTGGATACGCCAAAGGCGCGGTGCCTGATAACTCAGACAGTCCGCGCCTTACGGCTCAAGTATAGCGAAACTGTTGTGACACACAACTAATTCGATGCATCATCCCGAACTGGATTCCATCGCAGGATGTCGCCGAGGCGGTAGAGACCGTCGGTACCCTTCTCGATTTTTCCTCTTTTCGCCCATTGGCGGACCGTTGCCGCCTTTAGAGGCTTGTATCCGAGCTTTTCAACCAGGGCCTCTGCCTGAGCCGGTGAAACTCGAAGCTCTTGTGCCCGAACGGCTGCCTCCGTCACCCGCTCCTCGTCGACGTACGTGGGCGACCGTTCCGGGGCGAGATCGATCGCCCGCCAGACCCGACGGATCGCGTCACGAAGTTCATCGAGCAGTTCCTCACTGCCTTCGGTCATAGCGACGGAGACGACGTTCCGGTTGAGCCACCGAGCGAGCGTGAGCGTCGAATCGTCGCCTTCCCATGCGAGTCCGCGGTACTCGACGACGTGGCGGACCCATCCGATCAGAACGCCACGAAGATCCTCGGCAACGGCCGCGGCGTAGTCGTTGAAGAACACCGGCCGTTCCCGGTACGAGCCCGAGGAGATCTGCGGTCCGCCGGATCCGACGCGGTCCTGCCGCGAGATCGTGATCGCGAGCTCCTCGACGAGTTCGGGAACGGTACGGAGCAACCTGACGATTTCTCGTTGATCGTCGAGCGTGATGTAGAAGCCTGTCTCGGGCTCGAGTGGGTCGGACATGGTGTTCTCCTTGAGGTGGGCGGTTTACGCTGCCCGGCGGTGCGTTTCGGAATTGATGTCGATTTGAGGGAGGATCTGGAACGCGAGCTGGGTGGTGTAGACGGTCGGGATCGCCTGGGCGAGTTCGCGTCGGCTCATCCACTCGATGCCCATCGCCATCCGGGCCTCTTCGACGCCGATGAAGTTTCCGACGATGTGCATGAACTCGCCCTCGACCGGGGCGCGGCCCATCTTGGTGACCTTCGCGACGTGCTCTGGGTGTGGCGGAGCCTCGAGATCGAGTCCGCCTCCGAACTCGAAGAGTCGGTGCCGGTACGTCCGCAGCCCTGGGAACATCGATCCGCACATCAGGATCGGGTCGACGAGGGGTGCGCCGACCACGTTCTCGATCACGAACGGCTTCCCGATCTCGAGCAGGAGATCCCGTGTCGGTCCGACGAGGTCCGGATGCTCGTTGTTCCGGATCACCTGGGCCTTGGAATGGACTTGGCACGGGGGAGATGCGTGGATGAAGTCGAACTCGTGCCCGTACTCGGCGAGGTACTCAAGCGCATCGCCCTGGACGAAGGTGAACGGATAGCGTCGCTGGGCTTTGATGTCGACGCCGACGATCTCGCAGGCTCCGGCCCAGGCGTACCCCATCGAGGCACCACCGGCACCGCAGAAGAGGTCAAGCACCCGCACCGGGCACCTCGACTCCGCCTTCGAGGCCGCAGATACGGGCGACGAGCTGCCCGACCGTCGGGACGAGCCAGACCGTCTCGCGGACGTCGTCAGCGGCGAAGATCGGCGTCGTGGCGCATTTGCCGGCCACGATCACTCTGACGGTCGAGGCCCAGTCCAGCCCGCGGTGTCCGACGTACGAACGGATCTCGCCGAGAGTGTGCGGCTGCCGATCGCCGAGGACGTCCAGGAGCGCCAGGCCGCTAGGGCTCAGGAGCCCGCGGGCGAGGACCGCATCCGCTCCGGACATCCGGCTGAGCTCGACGCTGCCTCCCGTATCCGGTGCGGGGGAGACGATCTGCCACGGCTCGGCGATGACGCCCCGACGACCAACCTGAACTCGTACCGTCTCGTTCTCGTACACCGTCACGGGAGCACTGCCCAGAGGTCGTGATCGCCCTTGCACCCACCAGGTGCGCCGCAACCCCATCCATTCACGCTGTCGTACCGACGACTCGCCTCGGCGAGCGAGCGATACAACGTTCCGATCGGCCGCTCGTGGCACGCCGAGACGATGGCGAACTCGCCGGAGACACTCGAGGTCCAGATGACTGCGGGCAGAGCGCACTTCGCATACTCGAGGTGCGAGCGGTGCGGCCTGCCGCAAAGGCACGGGCCGAGAACGTCGATGGCGTCCAGGTCTCGAGTAGCGACGCGACGCTGTCGCCTGTCCTCGGTGCCGCTCATCGACGTGCCGCCGTGGGCTCGGTGCAATCGACGACCTTGATGACCTCATGTTCCTCAGGTCGACAATGCTCGCCTGCCGGGCAGAGTCGAGGCCCCGAATGCCGAAACGCCTGGCGGGCGTCCTGGACGTCGAAATACAACGAGAAGCCGCGGGCACACCACTTGACCGCATTCGTGCGCCACTCCGGAAACTCGAGTTCACGACGCTCATCTCGAATCCATCGACCGCCAAGGCATTCGAGGTATCCGGCGACCGTCTGGTGCTGGTGCATTCCGTGGGAGCATTGCCCGGTAAATGGATCGTCCGCGATCCGCTGTGTAGTTGTCATTGAATACTGCCTGAACTCTCAGTCGCGGATAATCTTCCGCGTGACCACCGTGGCCATTGAATCCATTGTCCGGCTTCGAATCCTTAAACTCCACTAAAGGTGTGCACTATTTTCGTGCACGAAAAACCCCCACTTATTGGGCGATATCGCCAAGTAAGCGGGGGTATTTCCTAGGTGGGCTAATGGTCAACCATCGGTGCCCTCCGCCCGCTCGAGCGTCCGGCGTACTGCTCGCAGGGCGTTCGCGGCGTGGATGCGATCCGGCTGGCTCTCGAGCTTCTCGATCTCGGCGGTGATGGCGGCGAAGTGGTCGGTGGTCGTCGACGAGAAGAATCCCGTCCGCGGGTCAAGACTCAAGCCGGGACGAGGCACCGGAGCCGGGCGGTCGTCCTTCGCCGCGTGCGGAGCCGCCAGCGCACCACCGATCGCCTCGACGACCTTCTTGGAGATTCGCTCGGCGATCTCGTCGAGCATCTTGTTGTGCGCTTCCTCTTCGCGCTCTTTCCTACCCATTGTTTCCTCCATTAGTCAGGCAGAGGGCACCGCGGTTGATTGGCGATTCGCCCTGTGGTTGGGATCCGGATTTCCCCCATCCGGAATTGCATCTATTCTCCCAATCCCGCGGGCTGCGAGCAACTAATTCGAAACACAAAAGCCCCGCCTCCGGAGAAATTCACCGAGGGCGGGGTCAAGTTGTTTCGGGCTGGCTCGATCCGGCTACCGATAGATCGGGCGGACCTCGTCCACGCTGGACAACGAATTCGCGAAGTAGGCGGCGATCGCGACAACCGCGATCAATTCGATCAGGCCGACGACGACCGCGGCGATAGCGATGTGCCTTCCGGACTCAGCGGGGCGGCGTGAGGTCTCATAGAGACCGAGGAGTCCGAAAATGATCGCCGCCGGGAACAGAGCGACCGTCGCGCTGAACAAGGCGATCAGCGAGGCGGTGTTCGTCTTCGTCGCCATCTGCTCGTCGACGATGTCGTCCAGGAAGTCGTCGGTAGGCCTGGGCCTCGCCGCCGAAGCTGGCTTCCGGGGCGGCGCAGTTCTGCGGGGCGGAACGGTCTTTCGCGGCGCTGCGACCTCGGCTCCATGTGGGCTGGTCGCAGGTCTGCTTCTGATGGGCACGGCGAGGGAGACTATCCGGTCTGTCCGACGAATGTGGCGGATTTCAGTTTCCGGCGATGCGTGACGTGCCGGCCGCTGTAGCGACGAAAGCCGCACCCTCACCCGAAGGCTCGGATCCCGCGGTGTCGAGGCAGTTGGCACCCTCCTGGCACGATGCTGGCACCCACTTTCGGGATGCCAGATTCGCCGGTAAGGGAGTCGAGGAAAGCCCAGGTCAGAGCGTCGACCTGCTGTGGCGTACGTCGGATCTTCGGTCCGAAGCACCACTTGGCACCCCTGGCACCCCGGTTGGCACGTTTGGATCCGGAGAGTTTTCGATCTCCGGTAGAGGATGCTTCTTCATTAACACTCTCAATAGGAAATAGAAATAGAAATAGGACTTCAAATATCACGTATTGGGGCCAGATGCCAGAAGTGCCAGCGCCCACGCAAACGTGCCAGGGGGAGTGCCAGGAGTGCCAGCACCCCGATGGAGTCGAGCCGACGCACACCGAAGCCCTCTGACCTGCGGTGATGATCGCAGTCTTTGCCGATCCGCTGGCATGCCGATTCTGTGCCAGGAGGATGCCAGGGGGTGCCAGGTCCCACGAGGCGCCCCCCGGAGACGACGAAACCCCCGCCGCGGTGATGCGACGGGGGCTTCGTGGTTGTGTGACGATCGGGGAGGAGAGCCTGGGCTGGTAGCAACAGTCCAGGCTCTCCGCCTCGACGGTGGGAGGGTCAGCGCAGGTGCGCCGGGCGGATCGTGATGAACATCCGACCGCGGTCCGCCTCGCGGATGTGGATGTACCGCCGGGCGGCGAGGGTGTCGAGAGCCTCGAGCAATCGCTCCGACTTCTGCTTCGGCGGGAGGTTCTTCTGCCAGCTCTGGCCCTGGACCAGCCGCCGCAGTGCTCGGAGCGAAATCGAGCCGTCCTCCTCGTAGTTCGTGGCGTCGAACTTGGGGTCGACACCTTTGGCCGGAAGGGTCTCGAGCTTGCGCCAGAGCCTCTCGGCGTTGTTCTCGCTCTCCACCCCGGCGATCGCGAGCATGTGCTCTCCGAAGGAGTCGATCAGCCGCTCGCAGTAAGCGATGTACTCGTCGCGGACGTAGGCCGCGTCCGGATCGTCGAGGAGCGTCATGTTCGCCGCCGCTGCGATGAGGTGGCTGTCGGACTTTCCCGCCCACCCCTTGATCTGGTCGTACCTGGCTCCGCTGCGCTGCCACGCCTCGGCCTTCTCGCGGTACTTGACGAGCATCTTGAAGCCGACCTCGGTGAGCTTGATCTGCCGACGCGGGATCCGCGTCGTCGCGGGAGGCTGTCCGTTGTCGGCCAACTCCGCCCGTCGGTTCAGCTCGTCCGCGACGTGGAGTTCGGCCCTGTTCGCGATCGCGAACACCGCCTCGGCCCAGGCGTCGGTCACCGCCTTCGGCATCGGCTTGATGTCTCCGGTGCGGTATCCGGCCAGACTCGGCGGAGTGACGATGAGCATGCGGGCGACCAGGCCGCCGTCGACCAGTGCGGGCGTGGCGTTGATGTGGGACATGAAGAGCTGAGGCTGAGTCATCAGCGCCAGGGAGAGCGCCGTCTGGGGGATGTAGCCTTCACCGCGGCCGACGCGGTTGAACACGTGCGGGCTCGCGGAGAGGCCGTCCAGGTAGACGATGGCCTTCTCGGTGCCGGTGGCGGAAGAGCCCTTGACCTTGTCGAACAAATCCATCTCGTCGGCGGTCTGTAGTGCCGCACCTGTGAAGGTGTGGGCGAGCTTCATCTCCAACGCCTCGGGGGTGGTGTCACCGAGGAAGGCTGCCCAACCCTGCTGGTGCTCCTTGAGCTCGTTCAGCTTGGTCTCCTCGCGGGCGAGGATCTCGAAGGGGTCGGTGGCTGTCGCCGAGAAGCCCGCGGCGGGCCACTCCGGGAGCGGCTCGTCATCCTTGGCCTTGGACTTCGCCTTGGTCGCCGCCATCGCCGCGTCCCGGCGAGCCTTCTGTGCCTCGATCTTTCCGGCGTGACTGCGCTGGGTCTCCTTGTCCATCAGCATCCGTCGCTCGTTGATCTCCTGGAACGGGGTCAGGAGCATCTTGGCGACCGGCGACTTCCTGGCGCTCGAGTCTGCGAGGACCACGGTCGCCATGTTGAGCGGGACGATGAATCCCTCAGCGCAGTAACACTCCACGGTGCCGAAGGTGGCGCTGGAGAGCAGGCCGAGCGCGTGCGTGAGCGGGATGTCGGTCGGGGTCTGGATGACGTCCGCGATCGTTGTGACGATGTCCTTGAGAACCTCGGGCAGACCGTCTACCGGCAGGGTGCTCGCGCCCTTGGTGAAGGGCTCGACCGGCCCCCACACTCGCGCCGCGGACCGGACGTGCGCAGGATGATCGAAGAGATCGTCCGCAGTGAGCGAGAGGATGATGAGCGGATCCTTGCCGTCGTATCGGCAGGTATCGCAATGGATCTCGGTGTAGCTGTCCGGGTACTCATCCTCGTAGTGGTAGATCATCGCCTCACCGCCGGAGGTCGGGCAGTTGAACGACCACATCCGGGTGCCAGCCCCGGCGCTGAGCACCTCGCTCGGCACTTCACCATGCTCGGCGAGCTTGGCGAGAATAACTCGGGTGGACGGCGGGAGCTTCTTCCCGGCGATCTCAGTGGTCGTCAGGTCTTCGTTCATCTTGTAATTCCTTTGTGCTGTGAAGGTTTCAAATTGCTTGGGAGTGAGTGAAGGTCAGGCGGACTCGGGAGCCTGGATCATGCTCCGGAGGTTCGGAGCCTTGAGCTGTGACTTGGGGATCACCTGGGCGCGGATCCACTCGAGGACTTCGCTCTCGATGTAGCGGACGCTGCCGCCGATCCGGTAGCTCGTCGGACCGTCGCCGTTGCGGGTCAGGGTGTCCAGCGACGTGACCGAGAGGCGGAGCAAGGCGGCGACCTCCTTCCGGGAGAGCATCTGGACGGTGGTCGGGAGTGTGCTGGCGGTCAT